TATAAAGCAGGAACACCGCCAGAAAGCCCACAGGGAAACTTTTGTACTCCACGTCGATACTTTTCTTTATTTTCTCGATTTCGTCCGTGGTGGGCGCTCTGCGCTTTTTAGAGCCGTGCCCTTTAGGAATAGTGATGTATGAGCACGGGTTGTCTGGAATGATATCCTCGACAACGGCGTATTTGAAAATCATGTTCAAAATGTTCAGACGGTTGGTGCAGGTCTTGCGCGCGTATGATTTCGGCAGCTGCTTGATATATGTGTTGATGTCTTTGTGCGTGATTTCCTTGATACGGTCGCCCGTGAAGTACTCTTTGATTTCGTCATACGGGAATTTGTACCCCTGCTGGGTAGTGGGAGAAAGGCTTTCCCAGTGTTCGGTGTGCCATTGCTCCGCGACGTCGGTGAACAGTGGACCCGATTCCTTTGCGGCTTCATATTCGCGGATTTTCTTGTACACGTCAGCTTCTTTCTTTGCGCGGAAGGCAACGCGCTTCCCGTCGATCGTCATTATTTTTTCGTACAGACCGTCAGGGCGGCGGTATAGCTTTTTCTTTTCGGTAGGTGTTCCGCAATGGTTGCAGAACTTCGAGCCGTCAGGTATTTCCTTGCGGCATTTCTTACATTTCATAATTTGCTCCTTTCAGTTGGTGAAGCTTGAAAATAGTTGGTGTAATTCTCAAAACAGTTGGCAAGTTTCTGAAAAAAGGCGCAAAAATCCCTTGTGATTTCGTGAGAATTTTTTAAGAAATTCTTGAAAATACAAGGGTGTTGTGGTAAAATTAAGTTACGAGTTTAACTCTACCATGCGCCTTGTGTGTATGGTTGCCGCTCTACTCTGCGCCAACAGGGTAGGGCGGTTTTTTTATTTGTTGTTTTCTTCTAAGCGCTTAACAAGTGCAAGTATCTCTTGCTTCTCTTTGTCGGACAGATGGCGATACATGATCAGTATCTCTATTTCCTCGGGGGTGAGGTAGTCTTGTTCAGAAGGCTTTTTACTGTTGCACAATTAATACACTTTATCTACAGCATATTGAGCTTCTTCGGGGGTATACTGTTCGCCGTACTCAGATATAAGCTGATCGTAGAGTTCGTCTTTTGACATTGGCATAATTTCCAAGTACTTCTCAGCTGTCTTACAAGCGTTTTCTTTCCAATCGGCGTTCAGGTTGTCAATAGCATACTGTGCCGCCTCTTCACTGTACTTTTCCCCGTATTCTGATGTTAATTGTTCAAAAAGCCCTGCTTTTGACATCGGAGAGATTTTATTGTACTGTTCAGCGGAACGAAGCGCGTTGCTATATTCACGCGGAACAGCCTCTTTCGGCGGGTCTGTCTCTTTTTCGGTCGGTTTTTCGGTGGGTTTTTCGGTCGGTTTTTCTGCTTTCGGTTCCTCAGTGGTCGGGGCTTCTGTCGGCTTTTCTGTTGCCTTTTCGGTTGCTTTCTCCGTCGCCTTAACAGTTGTGGGCTGTTTAGCTTTGGAAGATGACGCGCAGCCGGTCAACGTCATTGAGGCAGCTAATAAGCCAATCAAGAAGATAGATGTGAGTTTTTTCATGTTAAATCCTCCTTAAAAATAATATCCATACTGTTATAAAGATTTATTGCAATTCCTTCATAATCTGTTTAACCAATCCCACAACTCGCACACGTAAGACCTCAGAGCCTTCAAAACGTCGCGGCGGATAATAGGGATTGACGGAAATCAATTCTATCCAGTCTTTTCCATATTGGATTTTCTTGACAACAGCCTCCTCACCGTCGATCAGAACCACGGCGATCTGACCGCTGTCAACGCTTTCCTGTTTTTTAATCAAAATCTTTGACCCGTCATCAATCAGCGGGCTCATGCTGTCACCTTGCACGTTCACCCATATATACATATCCTTTTCCATGGAGTTTGAAATGAATGTGGGGATATAGGTTAAAATCGTATTGTCGGCAACCGCACCGATACCGGCGGCGACGCTGTTGTAGAGCGGACGCATGAAGATTTTGTTGGAGGGTAATACGGTGAGGTTTTCAGCAGAATTATTTTTTGAATTCTCTTCTAATTCTCCAGTTATCAGAACGACAGGAGATATTTTGAGCACTTTTGCAAGTTCAGATATTTTATCACGTTTCATATTAGAAATATATCCGTCTTCCCATTTCTTTACAGTGCTTTTGCTGACTCCTACAGCGTTTCCTACATCTTCAAGGGTAAGACCAAGGAATAATCTTCTTTGGTTAATAATATGTCCTATATCCATATAAACACCACCTTCATTTCTTGGCTTTATTATACATCAATAGTTTCTAAAATGCAACTATTATTTTAATTTTCTTCAAAAAAGTTTCCTAAAAGGGTTGACACGAATAAGTAAATGGTGTATTATTTAAGTATCCTAAAGGAAACGAAAGGTGGTGAACAGATGAATATAAACGAATTAAAAGCTGAAATTGCTCGGCATGAGTTAACAATACCAAAGTTGGCGGATATGATTCAAATGAGCAAAAAGACGCTTTATTCCCGTGTAAAGGGCAAGACGAGCTTTACACAGCAAGAAATAGCTTTGATTGCAGATGCACTTTCATTGAGCAAAGAGCGAATCATAGATATTTTTTTTGATGAAGAAGTTGCCTAAAGGAAACATCATGAGAAGGAGGAAACCATGACAGACAAACAACTGCAAACATTTCAAAATCTGGAATTCGGAGAAATCCGGAGTATGACGATCAACGGCGAACCGTGGTTTGTCGGAAAGGATATCGCGGCGGCTCTGGGGTACAGCAATCCGAGCAAGGCACTTATAGACCACGTTGACGATGAAGATAAACTCAATAACGAAACGTTATCGAGTTTGGGGCAGCGCGGCGGTTGGCTTATCAACGAAAGCGGTATGTACTCTCTTATCCTGTCCAGTAAGCTCGAGGGCGCGAAACGCTTCAAGCGGTGGGTAACGTCGGAGATACTTCCGTCCATCCGCAAAACGGGCGCATACGCAACGGACAGCGCGGCGGCGGAGTACAAGGCGCGTGAGCTGAGAATCAAGGAAATGAACGCACAGGCGCGGCTGATCAACGCCGAAACGCGGCGGCTCACGGTTTTGCAAAAGGGAAAGGGCTTGTCGCAGGTCGCTGTTGACACACTCGCGGTCAAGGCAGTCGAGAGAGTCACGGGCAAAGACCTCGGTGATTATCTGCCGCAGGTCGAAAAGACCTACTCCGCGTCCGAAATCGGAAACGCTCTCGGCATCACAGCGGCAAAGGTCGGCAGGCTCGCGAACGCTCACGGACTCAAAACCGACGAGTACGGCATTACCGTCATGGACAAGAGCCGCTACAGCTCCAAAGAGGTCGCGTCCTTCCGCTACAACGAGAAAGGCAAGGCAAAGCTCAGGGAGATTCTGGAGGGGGAATCATGAGAAAACTGCACTTTATCTTTGAAGCGGTCGCGCGTAATCTCAAAGGTCAACGGCGCAAATACAGCCGCCTGTTTTACGGCACAGCTTCCGAAGCAAGAACGGCGGCACAAGATTATCGCAACAGTCTGTTAAAGGATGGTTTCAGCGGTGTGATGGTCATCATCTACCGCGTTGACGAAATGACGTACTGCGGAGCTATCAGAGGATAACCACAATGGACAACGAATTTGAATACATCACTTCCAGCCACCCCGAAGAGCCTGAGCCCGTGCCGTTCCGGGAGAAGCATCCGAATCTGTTCTGGTTCGGCATCACGATCGCAACCGGCGGCGGGCTCGGGCTGATGCGGTGGCTGGCAAGTTTTCTGATAGGTGGAGGTGAATAAAATGCCAAGAGAGAAGCCCACATACAGAGCCGCGCTGGACAGGCTCGACAATAAATATCCCGACAAAGAGTTTTTGAGCGGACAAGAGCTTGCCGATTACCTCGGAGTATCCCGGTGGACGGTTCTTCGGAACTGGGAAAAATGCTACAACAAGACTGTTAGAGGATACGTCAAGACAAAAATCGCTATGGTATTAGCGGAATAGGAGGCACCGCATGAAGAAATACAAAGTATTCGACTCGGAAGCGGGCTGGTACCGATTCTGCGACACGCTGAACGAAGCCGCGAAAGAAACGGACAACCACATCGCAGAGACAGACGGTGATTGCACGATTCAGCTTTTTCATCGCGTAGGCAGACGGTACGAGCCATGCAGCGCAACAGCAAAGTAAGCAGGAAGCTCCCGCCATATGCCCGTCACTGTGTCCGAGGCGGCGTGGTATGCGGTCACAGACGGTACGCGAGCCGTGCAGGTGTCGGAAGCGCGAACATGTGCTTCTATCTGCTGGACACGGGCAACCAACGGGACTGCAAGCCGGGAGACGGATGTTTCTACTTTACAACCGAAAAATGCAAAGAAAAGCCCTTTGACTGGGCAGAAATCAAGGAGGACTAAAAATGAGAAAGAGCACAATCAAAGTCAAAATCAACAGTAACGGCGAGATAACCCGCGTCATCGGCAACGTCGGACAGACGAGAATGAACAGAGCCGCCGCCGCATTGTGGGAGGGCAACATCGAGCCGACACGCGGCTACAAGCTGCGCAGATTCATCAAGCGGCTGGTGTGGACATTCAACGCGAAGATGGACGAAGCATCGCGCGTTGCGTACAGCACGGACACGCCCGCGGCAGAGGTTCCTTTTATCGGGCTGCTGGAGGAGCGTGTATGAACAGCGAATTCAGAAGCAGGGTATACACAGAACGCCCCGCATATGCAGATTATGACTCACCATCAAAATTTGCCGCGATTCAGGGATTTCTCCTTACGAGGCTGTTCCAGCACCCGAAAGCGATTTGTTCATATTCAGGCGGTGCTGACAGTGATATTCTGATAGACCTTATCGAAAGGACGCGTACATTCTTCCCCAACATGCCGACTGTAAAGTATGTCTTCTTTAACACGGGGCTGGAAATGAAAGCAACCAAAGACCACGTTAAGGAAGTCGCCGAAAAATACGGTGTAGAGATTGAGACCGTTCGTCCGAAGATAGGAATTGTACAAGCAGCACGAAAGTACGGCATTCCCTTTGTATCAAAGATCATGTCGGGCGGGTTGTCCGAATGGCAGAAAAAGGGCGTGCCGCTCTCAATAGCCGAAGAATACGACCAAGCGGAGGACAAGGCTGCCAAGCGGCAAGAGCTCAAGGAGCGTTATCCGAACTGTCAGACGCTGATCAACTTTCTCTGCTGTTGCAATTCGGCGGGAGAGCCCCGACCGAACATCCAGCTTGTCATCAACTCGTCGAAATATATGCGCGATTTCATCGGCGAATATCCGCCCGATTTTCAAATCAGTGCGAAATGCTGCGACTACTGTAAGAAGCAAATAGCGCACAGAGTCCAGAAAGACTATGACATGGTAATCACCGGCGAGCGCAGAGACGAGGGCGGCATGAGATCAGTCCCACGATCTGAGCAATGGTGTGAAACCAACACCATGTGTTTTGCTCAAGCATCTAACGGGCAATACAGACTCCGACCGTTGTACTACGTTACCGATAAGGACAAGCAATGGTACAAGGAACGATACGGCATCCGCTATTCGGACGCATATGAGGTCTACGGGTTGACCCGAACAGGCTGCTGCGGTTGTCCGATTTCTTACAAAGCGATCGAGGATCTGGAAAAGATTCGACCGTATGAGCCAAACGTCGTTAAGGCAGCGTGGAACATTTTCGGGAAATCCTATACATATCGTCAGCAGTATGTTGACTACAAACGTAAGCGAATGGAAGAGGAGAAAGTCCCCGATGGTCAGCTTTCGCTGTTTAAATAAAAAAACCGCCGCCCGAAGTGCTGGATCACCCCGAGCGGCATATGACTATACAATCAATTTTATTTTAGCCGATTTTTTCGGTATTGTCAAGGAGGCTTACTATGTCAGTAAAAATATCATCACTTGAAGTTGAGAACATCAAGCGCGTAAAGGCGGTCAAGTTGGAACCGTCGGCAAACGGGCTGACTGTTATCGGCGGCAACAACGGTCAGGGGAAAACGTCAGTGCTTGATGCGATTGCGTGGGCGCTTGGCGGTGACAGATTCGCGCCGTCGTCGCCGAAGCGTGCAGGATCAACAATTCCGCCGCATCTCATAGTAAAACTTAACAACGGCATTATCGTTGAGCGGAAGGGCAAGAACAGCGATCTCAAAGTCATCGACCCGTCAGGAAACAAAAGCGGTCAGGCGCTCCTCAACAGCTTTATCAGCCAATTCGCGCTTGATTTGCCGCGATTCATGAACGCCGACGGCAAGAAGAAAGCAGACACCTTGCTCCGCATTATCGGCGTAGGAGATACGCTTTATGCACTCGAGGACGAGGAGCAGAAGAAGTACAACGAGCGCCGTTACATCGGTCAGATCGCCGACCAAAAGAAGAAGTTTGCCGACGAAATGACAGAGTTCCCGGATGCCCCGAAGGAGCTCGTTTCAGCATCTGAACTGATCAAGCGCCAACAGGCTATCCTTGCGCGCAACGGCGAGAATCAGCGCCTGCGCAATCAGAAGGACGCGCTCGAGAGTAAGGCGAACGCGCTGTCGGAAGAGATTACGCGGCTGAATTCTCAGCTGACGGCGGTGCTTGCACAGCTTGAAACCGCACGAAAGACCGTTGCCAAGCTCCATGACGAGAGCACCGCAGAGCTTGAAAAAAGCATTGCTGAAATCGAAGAAATCAACCGCATGGTCAGAGCCAACCTCGACAAAGAAAAAGCCGAGGAGGACGCAAAGGAATACGGCGCTCAGTATGACAAGCTGACAACCGAGATTGAAGCCATCCGAAAGCAGAAGTATGACCTTCTGAATAATGCACAGCTGCCGCTTGAAGGTTTGTCCGTCGAGGGCAGAGAGCTGACCTATAACGGTTATAAGTGGGACAATATGAGCGGCTCGGAACAGCTCAAGGTTTCAACCGCGATCATACGTAAGCTCAACCCCGAATGCGGCTTTGTTCTCCTCGATAAACTTGAACAGATGGACGTTGATACGCTCAGAGAGTTCGGTGCATGGCTCGAGCAGGAGGGCTTACAGGCAATCGCGACGCGCGTTTCCAAGGGAGACGAGTGCAGTATCATCATCGAGGACGGCTACGCGGTTCAGACTGCGGTACAGCCGCCGACAACAACAAAGTGGGAGGCAGGTAAATTCTAATGAAGATCACAAGGGGAAAAATCGCTTCGGCGCAAAAAGTAGTCATATACGGTCCCGAGGGAATCGGCAAGTCAACATTCGCTTCTCAGTTCCCTGATCCGCTGTTCATCGACACCGAGGGCAGCACCAAGGAAATGGACATCGCACGCATGGACAAGCCCACATCATGGACGATGCTCAAAAATCAGATCGCCTACGTCAAGGCGAATCCCGCCATTTGCAAGACGCTTGTTATTGATACAATCGACTGGGCAGAGCAGCTTTGCCTGAACGATATCTGCGCCACCTACGGCAAGAAGGGTATCGAGGATTTCGGCTATGGTAACGGCTATGTTTACGAAAAAGAGGAATTCGGACGTTTCCTCAACAGTCTGGAGGAGCTGATCGACCGCGGCGTGAACGTGGTATTGACCGCACACGCCCAGCTTCGCAAATTCAGTCAGCCCGACGAATTCGGCGAATACGACCGCTGGGAGCTGAAGCTCGGAAAGAAAACAGGCTCGCAGATCTCACCGCTCGTTAAGGAATGGGCAGATATGGTGCTCTTTGCCAACTATAAGACTGTAGCGGTGCAGGCTGACAAGGAAGGTAACAAGTTCAAGGCGCAGGGCGGTGAGCGCGTTATGTACACAGAGCATCATCCGTGCTGGGACGCGAAGAACCGTCACGGCTTGGCGGCGTTATTGCCGTTCGATTACGCGCAGATCGCGCATATTTTTTCCACCGTTCAGCCTGTTGTGCAGCAGCCCGCCCCGGTTGCCGCTCCGCCCGTTCAGCCTGCGCCCGTGAATGCGGAAATTGAGAAGATTGTTGATGAACCACCTGCATCAGCATTTTCCGAAGCGCCGCCCGCAGTCAATATTCCCGACGCTCTCCCAAAAGCGCTTGCCGACCTTATGCTGCAGAACGGCGTCGATGAAAAAGAAATCCGTCTTGCGGTCAGCCAGCGCGGCTATTTCCCGTTCGATATGCCGATTGCAAACTATCCGCCCGACTTTATCAGCGGCGTACTGATAGGAGCATGGGAGCAGGTTTTCGGCATGATAGTCACCAACAGAGATTTACCGTTTTGAATAATGAAAGGAGAAAATAAAATGGCAGAATTTGAAAGAGAATTAAATTGGGATGATGAAATATCCAACGAAACAGGCGATTATGAACCCCTTCCGGAGGGAGATTATCAATTCACGGTATCAAAAATCGAACGCGCGCGCTCACAGGGCAAGGGCAAGCTTCCGCCCTGCAACATGGCAAAGGTGACGCTGACCGTTCACGGCGCAGAGTACGACAGAGACATCACCGTCAATCTGGTGCTGCACTCCTCGCTTGAATGGAAGCTGTCACAGTTCTTCCTCTCAATCGGGCTGAAAAAACACGGCGAACCATTGCGAATGAACTGGGCGGGAGCTATCGGCAAGACCGGCAACTGTCATGTAACGATCCGCGAATACAAGCGCAACGACGGCGGCACGGGAACTGCAAACGACATTGCCAATTTCTACGCATACGACGAGGTAGTCAATGTTATTCAGCCCGTTCGACAGTCTGCTCCGCAGTATGCGCCGCCTGCACAGTATGCTCAGCCGCAATACACCGGTCAGTCGCAGTATGTCCAGCCCGTACAGCCCGCACAGCCGCAGTATCAGCAGCCGACCGTCGGCGGCTGGACACCGGGTAACTTCTAATGGAGCTGAGACCGTATCAGCAGCAGGCGAAAGACAGGATTTTCGAGGAGTGGGACAGCGGCAACGCAAAAACGCTCCTCGTCCTGCCGACAGGCTGCGGAAAAACAATAGTTTTCGCCAAGGTGACCGAGGACTGCGTGCGGCTGGGCGGCAGGGTGCTGATCCTCGCGCACCGCGGAGAGCTTTTGGATCAGGCGGCTGACAAGATTTTCAAATCTACGGGGCTTTGCTGCTCCCTCGAAAAAGCGGAAAGCACCTGCTTAGGCGAATGGTTCCGCGTCGTCGTCGGCTCGGTACAGACATTGATGCGTGAGAAGCGGCTTGCCCGTTTCTCCGCTGATTATTTTGACTACATTATTATCGACGAGGCGCACCACGCACTGAGCGACAGTTACCGGAAGATTTTAGATCATTTCCATGAGGCGAAAGTGCTGGGCGTTACCGCGACGCCCGATCGCGGCGATATGCGCAACCTCGGCACGGTGTTTGACAGTCTGGCATTTGAATACACCTTGCCGCAGGCTATTAAGGAGGGGTATCTCAGCCCGATCAAAGCGGTCACAATTCCTTTGAAGCTCGATTTGTCGGGCGTAGGTACGCAGAACGGCGATTACAAGGTAAGCGATATTGATACGGCTCTCGACCCGTATCTCTATCAAATTGCCGAAGAAATGCGCAGCTATTGTGAGAACCGCAAGACGGTGGTATTCCTGCCGCTTGTCAAGACCTCACAGAAATTCCGCGATATTCTCAATACATGCGGCTTCCGTGCTGCTGAGGTCAACGGCAACAGCGGCGACCGCGCTGAGGTGCTGGCTGACTTTGAGAACGGCAAATATAACGTGCTCTGTAATTCCATGCTTTTGACTGAGGGTTGGGATTGCCCGTCAGTGGACTGCGTTATCGTTCTCAGACCGACAAAGGTACGCGGGCTATATTGTCAGATGGTAGGACGCGGCACACGGCTCTGCGAGGGCAAAACGGAGCTTCTTCTGTTAGATTTTCTCTGGCACACCGAGCGTCACGAGCTTTGCCGTCCCGCACATCTGATTTGTGAAAATGAGGAAGTAGCAAAGAAAATGACGGAGAACCTCGCCGAAAACGCAGGCTGTCCCGTTGATATTGAAGAAGCAGAGGAGCAGGCGGCGAGCGACGTAGTTTCACAGCGTGAGGAAGCTCTTGCGAGTATGCTCAGGGAAATGAAGACGCGCAAGCGCAAGCTCGTTGACCCGCTGCAGTTCGAGATGTCCATACAGGCTGAGGATCTGGCAGGCTATGTGCCGTCCTTCGGCTGGGAGATGGCGCCGCCGTCGCAGGGGCAGATCAAGGCGCTCGAAAAGCTCGGCATTTTCCCCGACGAGATCGACAACGCTGGCAAGGCAAGCCTGATTCTCGACAAGCTGAGCAAACGCCGCGACGCGGGCTTGACCACGCCTAAGCAGATACGTTTTCTCGAGGGCAAGGGCTTCCGGCGCGTCGGCACATGGCAGTTTGAAACGGCGCGCCGGATGATCGACCGCATCGCCGCCAACGGCTGGCGCGTGCCGTTTGACGTCGACCCGTACACCTATACCGAAGGAAGAATTTAATGGATATACAACATATTTTAAGTTACATACCACCGTCCGATCTCGATTATCAGGACTGGGTCAACGTCGGCATGGCGCTCAAGCTCGAAGGCTGCGGCTGCGAGGTGTGGGACGAATGGAGCCGCGCCGACAGCCGTTACCATGCCGGTGAATGTGCACGCAAGTGGAACAGCTTCAACGGCTCCGCTTCTCCCGTCACCGTCGGAACGCTCGTTCAAATGGCAAAGGACAGAGGAATGCCTGTCCATGAATCGCGCGAGCTGGGCTGGGATGATGAAATCAGCTTTGAAGGCAACGAGATCGTATCAAGCGGCGAAGGCGAGCCGCTCCGTGAGCCAGCCGATTGGAACCCTGCCCATGAGATCATCACCTATCTGGAAACGCTGTTTGAAGCAAATGAAAATGTCGGTTATGTCACCGAAACATGGGAAAAGGAAGAAGACGGCAAGATCAAGTATCTTCCGACAAAGGGCTCCTGTGACCGCACGGCAGGCGAATTGATCGAACTGCTCAACCGCTGCGGCGGTGATATTGGCGCTGTGTTCGGTGATTACAACCCCAAGGCGGGCGCATGGATCCGCATTAATCCGCTCGACGGCAAGGGGGTCAAAAACGAAAACGTAACCGATTTCCGCTTTGCACTCGTCGAATCTGACTGTATGCCCATCGAACAGCAGAACGCGCTGATTCGGGAGTTAGAGCTTCCTGTGGCGGTTCTCGTCTACAGCGGCGGCAAGTCCGTCCATGCGATTGTCAGAATCGACGCCGCAAATTATGACGAGTACCGCAAGCGCGTCGACTTCCTCTATAGTATCTGCCGTAAAAACGGGCTTGAAATTGATAAACAGAACCGTAATCCGTCACGCCTGAGCCGTATGCCGGGCGTGATGCGCGGCGGCAAAAAGCAGTACATTATCGATACAAACCTCGGGAAACATGATTTTGCGGAGTGGCGTGACTGGGTGGAGGGCATGAATGATGATTTGCCCGAGTTCGAGAATCTCGCCGATTACTTCGACAATCCGCCGCCTCTCGCGCCGCCGCTGATTGACGGCGTGCTCCGTCAGGGTCACAAGATGCTGATTGCGGGACCGCCAAAGGCAGGCAAGTCCTTCGCGCTGATCGAGCTTGCTATTGCAATCGCCGAGGGAGTGCCTTGGTTCGGATTTAACTGCGCGCAGGGCAAGGTGATGTATGTCAATCTCGAACTGGACAAGGCAAGCTGCTATCACCGGTTTATCGACGTGTACAAGGCTATGGGCGTTTCTCCCGAAAACGTGAGAAGCATAGACATATGGAACCTGCGCGGACTGTCCGTGCCGATGGACAAGCTCGCGCCTATGCTGATACGCCGGGCTTCCAAAAAGGGCTTTATCGCGGTCATCATCGACCCGATCTATAAGGTGCTCACGGGTGACGAGAACTCCGCAGAGCAAATGGCGCGGTTCTGCAATCAGTTCGACAAGGTATGCACGGAGCTTGGCTGTTCGGTGATCTACTGTCATCATCACTCAAAGGGCAGTCAGGGCGGCAAGCGCAGCATGGACCGCGCGTCAGGCTCGGGCGTATTTTCACGCGATCCCGACGCGCTGCTCGACCTCACGGAGCTTGAGGTCAGCGAAAACCTATTTATTCAGCAGGAGAACGCCGAAATCTGCCGAGTCATTCAGAATTGGATTTCCCGGTTTCATCCGATTGACGACGTATGCTCGCAGGACGACCTCTGTTCAGCAACAAGCATGCTCGAAATTGCCCGAAAATCGCTCCCTGAGCGTTCTTTCAGCCTGATGATGCAGGACGTCGACGAGACGAAAAAAGCCGTCAGAAAGCGCCGCGCATGGCGTATCGAAGGCACGCTGAGAGAGTTTGCGAGACTCAACCCGATAAATCTTTGGTACAGCTATCCGATGCACATTCTCGATACAACCGGTGTGCTCAGCGACTGTGAATTCGACGGCGACCGCAATTCTAAAAACTCGCCGTATACCAAGAATTTCGGCAAAAAGAAGTCGAAGGAGGAGAAGAAGGAGGAGCGCAAAGAGAGCATTGAGGAGCTGTTCAATGCCTGCAACGTCGACGGAAATGTTACGGTGACAGACCTTGCCGAATATAGTGGTAAATCCGAAATGAGTATTCGAAGATACTTAAAAGAGCACGGCGGATTTACGATAAACGGCGGTTTTGTAGAACTAAAATCACAGTAACAAAGTCGAATAATTGTTATTTGTGTTAAAGTAACATTTTCGAATAAAACGTGTTATTTGTTAGAGTAACAAAGTCGATTTTATTCGATTTTGATGTTAGAGTAACAAAATCGAATAATTTATCGAAAAAGATAGAGTAACAAAAAGGTATATTATTATAAATAATATAATTTTTGTGCCTTACAGGCGGCACAAAAATATATTTACAATAATGACGCGCGAAAGGAGCGAACGCATGACTGAATTTTTTGTCCCGATGAAGCCGCCGACGGTCACGGCGCAGGAGCATCAAGTCACAATGGTGAACGGCAGACCGCATTTCTATGACCCGCCCGAAATCAAGGACGCTAAAAACAAGCTCGCGGCTCGCCTGTCAAAGCACGTTCCCGATAAGCCGTATACCTCGGCAGTCAGACTGCTGACAAAATGGTGCTTTCCGCTCACGGGCAAGCACCGCGACGGCGACTGGCGAACCTCGAAGCCCGACACCGATAACCTGCAGAAGCTGCTCAAGGATGTGATGACACGTCTCGGCTACTGGAAGGATGACGCTCTTGTCTGCTCGGAGATCTGCGAAAAGTTCTGGGCGGCGACTCCGGGCATCTACATCAGAATCGAGGAGCTGGGCACAAATGGACGTCAGACAGGTCAAGTATAACATAGGCAGACAGGTGAGCTTTGACGGAAGAATTTATACCATGACCGCATGCATCATGCGGCAGGGAGATAACGGCTTTCACTTTCAGGCGGAGCTGAAGGATAACACCGCCGAAAGCTCCCTTGTCATTGCCGATTTGAAGAAAGTAGAGGTATACATGAAATGACCATAGGAGAAAGAATCCGCGAGATTAGGAGAGATCAGAATATCTCGCAGACGCAGCTAGCGCAGGCGGCAGGATTGAACCAACCGCAAGTCAGCGCGATCGAGGGCGGCAGGGTGAAGCCATCCGCAAAGACGATCGAGAAGATAGCAACGGCGCTGCATGTGCCTGTTGAGAGCATTACGAACGAACAGCCGAAGCCTGACCCGACCTTCACACCGTATCAGGTCATGCTGATTTACAAAGCGATACAGCACAGAATTGACGAAGAAATCAACCGTCTTGCGGACGGCATGCAGGTCGACAAGAGCGAGGTCCTGAGAGTATGGGAGGAACACAAGGATGATTAATTTTATTGTAGGAGTGTTTGTCGGCATGTTCTTGATAGTACTGAGAGCGGGGAGGGATGATGAATGAGCATTTTGATCAAGGGCATGGAGATGCCGAAGCACGCAGGTGTCAATGAGGACAAGGACACTGTATACAGGTGCATAGTGATAGCACATCCAGACAACTCGGCTGAGCTTGTTATCGACACAAAATTTGCATCGCCTTACGATAACGGGCACAATGTCAAACGCTGTCCTCTCGTCGCCGTCCCCACGCCGCACGGCAGGCTGATAGACGAGAATGAACTGTTAAGACATAAATACGGATTTTCACAAACGGCTCGTGTAATCATCAAAACTACTGACGCCGTCATCGAAGCGGAGGTGAGCGAGTAATGGGATATAAATATACGGTTTATGCTTCTCGTTATCCCTATAATGGGTGGTGGGAAATTGACAAAGGATTTGAAACCCTAAACGAAGCGATTGAATATGCAAAGCAATGTCAATCAAATGGGTATGTTATTATTGACATTCAAATTAGAGATTTTGAGGTGAGCGAGTAATGGCAAAGGATAAAAAACGAAAGCGTGATTATTTTAGAAAATGTGGAGTTTGCGGTAGACGATTTAATCAAAAAGATATGATCCGAGACGAATATTCAGATAACGGTTGGATATGTACCGATTGTCACAACGATGAGTATCACGATCAAGAAATAGACGATTTTTAGCAAGGAGGTGAGCGAGAATGCCTGAGAAATTAAAGCCGTGCCCGTTTTGTGGAGGCGAGGTTGAGATAATCAACGCGGAAGATTTGACAATAAACGGCAAGTGCTATGTTGTACACTGCGATAATTGCAAAAGCGAAACTTGCTTTTGGCGTAATTGTCTGTCGGAGGAGCAAACAACCACGAAATGGAACAGGAGGGCTGAAAGTGACTTGTAAAGATTGCATTCATTATGAGGTGTGTGGCTCTTTAGGAATGGAAGTTTATCGTTGGGGCAGAAAGCCAACATTGCAAATATTTCTTGATAAATTTAAGGCTGAGCATTGTACACGTTTCAAACCCAGCTTCCGATTTGTGGAGCTGCCACCGTGCAAGGAAGGTGATTCAGTTTATTCTATTTGTTTCTGTTACGGAGAAGGAGACACAATTACAGAATGGACGGTGGTAGATATTTTCCTTCTTTCAAGTAAAGAGGAAGGCAACTCGGTAGGGATCAGGCTTAAAGACGAATGCATTTTTATAAGCATTTCACCATGCGAATTAGGAAATCGGTATTTTCTAACCAAAGAAGAAGCCGAGCAGGCGTTGAAATTAAAGGAGCGTGAAAACAATGCTTAAGCCGGCACTCTTGTACACACGCGAAATTACGAGGAAGTTCACCGAACACTTGTACACCACAGATTATTACTACTATTGCGGATATTACTGCGGGAGCAGTTTGCCGAAGATCGAGGAGGAAGAAGATCTTTATCAATACGCAATCGTTGATAGTACTGATAATGTCATTGGATTTCTCAGATACAGAGTCAACGATTATAACGACACCGTGCAAGATTTCGGACTTTTCTCCTTCGACAAAGGAAACCCCATCCTTGGAATAGATGTGTTTCATAAGTTGGAGCAGCTTATAAAAAACCACCACCGTGTTGAGTGGAGAGTGGTTGGAAACAACCCTGTTAAACGCCATTATGATAAATACTGCAAGCGTCACAATGGGTACATACACCATTTTCACGAAACGACAAAGGACGAAAAAGGTAACTACATAGATAGTTACTTGTACGAAATCATTAATCGGAGGTGTTTCAATGCCGAATAATATCACACCCGAGTCCGCATTAATCAAATTGAACCGTATCCGCACGGACAAGGGCGAGCGTCCGCCTGAGATCGATATGGCAATCAAGGCGATCAACAGGCAATTCGTCAAGCGGAAGCCCAAACCTGAAACAAGATACTATGGCAACGGACGCTGTCCAAACTGCGATGCGGTATTCATGGACAAGTCTACACGCTTTTGCGGTAACTGCGGACAGGCTCTTGACTGGGGAGAAGGTGGTTCCATTGCGCGGTCAAATTGACACGCGGGAGCGGATGCTCCTGTTGATGCAGATGCTTAATCTGCCCCACGGTATTACGGTACCCGAATTTCAGCGGTATTGCCGGCACATCTTCGGTATCGAACCAAACCGAAAAAACGTGTATCAGGATTTGTACGCGATTGAAAAATATCTGCCGCTTGTAATTCTTCGACCGAAAGACGGAAAAACTGTCTACAAGTACTCATTCAGTGGAGGAGGTGAATCAGAGTGAGAGAGATTCTTTTCAGGGGCAAGCGCGTCGATAACGGCGAGTGGGTTCAAGGTGATCTGGTGCAGTTCCTGCCGCACGGAATTGTCAGGATAGTAACACAAGAACCGCCATATAAAGACGCTGAGGTGGATTCTGACACCGTCGGACAGTACACAGGCTTGACCGACAAGAACAGCAACGAGATTTTTGAAGGGGATATCGTAAAAACCAGTCACGGCGGTTCAACCTATTACGCTAAAATAGAGTGGGACGATGGTTCTTTTTGGGTTACAAATCACGATATTCAAATGCCCAGCTATATCAGCGAGGTTTCAAAAACCTATCTTGAAATCATCGGCAACATCTACGATAACCCCGAGCTGGTGGGAGGTGAATCCGATGGATGATTTAGGTCAGCTGATTATCTTCTTCATGTGTGCGGCTATTTTCGGCATGGGCTCGGCGTATCTGTTCCAGTGCATCAAGGCTGAGCACCGCATTGAGCTGGGTGACATTGTATACATCATTCAGGACGGAGAAATCGAACCCGCGAAGATAACCATGATTCGGATTACCGAAAAAGGAACGCTCTATCGCGCCCAGCCTGTCGAAGGTCATTCTGTGCATTTTCATTACGACGAAATCGGCACCAAAGCGTTCTGGACGGAACTGGAAGCGTCGGAACATATCAACTAGCCCACAACGGCACCGCGCTGTCGTGCTTATACAACACATATCTATGCGTGCAAATACATCCCCTCGGCGCGGCGAGGGGTGGAGGTGAATCATATGAATAACAAATACGAGAAAAGGGAAATAGACCGTTTGCGTGATGAATTGGAAATTACCAAAAAAAGACTTAGGCATTTACTGTTAAGCGATTTCATAAGCAGTTTTGATGAAATAGATCGGAAAGGTAATTACATTCGAGATATTCATGAAGTGGATGGTTTAATAAAGCCTGCAAATCCGACAAAGAAATATATCGAGGTAAAAGTGCTGGGAACATGTTGCAAAGGCTGCCCTGAATTTCACATAAATTCGACGAATATTATTGCAAATGGCAAATGTGTTATTGAAAAATATGAATGCACACACGTTGAAAGATGTGCAAAGATTCAGGCAAACATGAAAGGAAATTCAAATGAGTAGCCACCACAAAATGGATTTTACGTTTGCTCAACGGCTCGAACAGGTCATGCAAGAGCGGCACCTTTATCCGGCACAGGTGGCAAAACTGACGGGAATTCGGAGGCAGAGGATTCAGGAATACCTGAGCGGTGAACGGCAACCGACCGCGTACATAATCAAAACGCTCGCCGAAAAGTTAAACGTAAGCGCAGATTGGTTGCTCAATATTAAAAATCGTCCGCTATAGCGGACAAGTTACTTGCTAAAATAATAGGTGGAGGAGTATATCTTCTTCATCTATTTTTCTTTGACAACTACTTTTTCATTGGCATATAGTACCTCCTTTTGACCCCGTCGGCAGGTGAGAACTTGCCGACGTTGGGAGGGAGGAGCATGACTAACCGGCATGTGACCGTCGCTTGGCTCAGAGAGCTGATACGGCAAGGGAATACAGCGCCGTTCTATAACACCAAAGAATGGCACGAGCTGAGAGAGCGCAAGCGGAGAGCAGAGCACTATGAATGTGAACGCTGCCGGGCAAAGGGCATACACTCGCAGGCATACACGGTGCATCACCGCAAGTATCTGCGGAAGTTCCCGGAGCTTGCAATGAGCTACGACAACCTCGAGCTGTTATGCGAACAGTGTCACTATGAGGAACACCACAAGCAAGAACAGCTCAATGAGGAGCGATGGTAGGCATACCCCCGGGTCAAAAATCGAGAATTTTTCCGACGGGTAGATAA